ATCAGTATGAACAGTGTCTTCACAACAAGAATATGAGTTTTTACTGTTTTTGGCACACGAATGTTTATCTTTACAACATTTTTCACCACACTTATTAGATGTTTCACATGTAGTACATATTTTCTCCCCACACGCAGGGCGAAGAGAATCTATTATAGGTTGTGCAACATCTTTAATATTAACCCAGTCAACGTCATCCAAATTTAATAGATCGATACCGAAACTTATATTAGCAGTTTTAAACTTTGCGGTAATAGGATCTATTTGTTCACTCGTAATTATTTTCAAGGGTACTAACTTTGTCAATATGACCTTTATAGATTCTGTTTTACCTATCGTAATTAGCGCAGGAGGTAGTCTATAATAATTTGGTTGTTCACAACATGTATCATCATACTGTATTCTATCCCAATAACATTGTTTATTATCTTTACATCTTATTTCGTCAGAATCAATACACTTCCCACCACAAAGTATATAATGATCACCTAACTTTTTACAATCGGGAACACATCCATAGTCTGGATCGGATGTCTCACCTGGTGGACACACTGAACATTTACCAATACTATGATAGTATTTTTGTCCATCTGTACAAACAGGTATACACGAACTTGTCTTGTCATCCCATTGTGAGCCAGATCCACAACTTTTAGAGACTATTGTAGACACTCCAAATATTATAAGAGCGAAAAGACCTATGATAATACAAATAGTTAAAATCTTCTTTTTATTCAATGTTTGCATTTTTATATTAAACCATATAAAAACTATTTTTTATCAACTGGTATTATCTTAAACCATATAAAAACTATTTTTTATCAACTGGTATTATCTTAAACGCTAACTCATGTGAGTTAACTTGACACATTGTATATGCAAATAATCCAGTACCAGATAAAAACTTATCACCAAAACCTATACTGTAGGTATCTTTGGACTTGTAATTAAAAGGTAATTCGGTTGCAACGGTTGTAGGCAAAGGGGCACAGTCTTGAAAAAATGTACGTATATGTTCTTTGTCGGTGTGTTTAGTTATCTTATCAATATCACACCAATATTTAGGTGAAGTTGTATTCTGAGAAACCAAATCTATAGTGTATTTGTTATTTGTCGTGGGTCCATTAAGAGTAAACTCATATGCCTTTTTCTTATCATTGACCATATCCAGAAACTCTGGTTGGGGTAGTTGTTTATCTTGGAATTCACTTATCGGTTTACCAATATAAAAATTGTTCAATCCGACAGATTTTGAATACAATCCAGTGTCATTAACCTGTAAATAAACCTTTGCATTATGATAAACAGGGTGGTCAGGGGTATTACTACAATCTATACCAGAGAAACCAGTCGTGCACTTGCATTTGTCATCAGTGCATTGTCCGTTTCCAGAACAGTTGTTAGGACAAATCGGATTTTTACCCCCACTACCACTGCCACTACCACTACCACTACCACTGCCTTTACTTTGTTTAACGATATATAAAATACCGTAAATTATTATTGTCCCAGCGAACAATGTTAGGATTGTTAGCAAACCCATTACTGGATAACTCATTTCATTAAATTTGTCAATTAAACTCATTTATATAACAATAATATTTCTATTTGAATATAAAATTATTGTTATAAATCCAACACCAAAAAATGACTTCTGCAAACGAAATTTACACAATGTATTGGAAAGTCGGGGCGCACACTGGTTTCTCTAAGAAAATTTACCCGACTATTAAAGAGGCTATAAATTATGGAATGTACAGTTGTCAATTCTTTATGGGAAACCCCAAGAGTTATGACCGACAGAAAATTTCACACGAAGATATCAACACCACCAAATCTCTTTTGAAAAGATTCCCGATGAATGTGTTCACACATTTCCCCTACATAGCAAATCTTAATGGGTCTGTTAAAAGTCTGGCGTGGTCAGGGGATACAGAGAGAGATGCAAAGGTGTCTCATGTTATAAAGTCGTTGGAATACGAACTTTCAATCGTGTCCAACTTTAGCACCCCGACAAATCGAACAGGTGTTGTTATACACCCAGGATGTTACCCCGACAGGGACGTTGGGTTGGATACAATTGCCAAAACTATCAATATGATTAATTTTAAGGGGGATGCTAAACTTCTTCTTGAGAACTGTGCCGGTGAAGGTAGGAAATTGTGTCGCGATTTCCCTGAAATCGCTCGTATTATTAACGGTGTTGATAATGAAAAGAAGAAGAATATTGGGGTGTGTGTTGACACCGCCCATATATGGGGTGTTGGTGATTACGATCTTCGGAAATGTTCTGAAATCGACAGGATGTTTGCCGAATTTGAAGAGCATATTGGTCTTGAATACTTTACGTTGCTTCATTTAAACGATAGTAAAGTGGATATAGGATCTAAAACAGATAGGCATGCGTGTTTGGGTACTGGATATATTTGGAGTGGTGGATTTGAGTCTCTGATTCATTTGTTAAACAAGTGTACCGAGTATGACATTCCAATGATCCTTGAGACTCACGGTCTTGATATGATCACGCTGTCTCAGATTCAACCAATGATAAAATAAAATTGAATTGGTTTAAACATTTATTAACAATAAGAAAAAACTCAAAATGACAACTATCATTGATAACAGTATGGAAACCAAGGTCGTTGAACCTACAGATGTTCCCATCAAGAACGTAGCCGCTGAGGTTACATCCACAAAGAATACGCCCGTTGAGGCAAAATCTGCTGATCTGAATCCGGATAATACCGTTACAGACAAGGCATCTGAATCAGAGTTTAATCGTGCGAGCGTCGAGGCACTTGGAAACAGAGTTCGTCTTACCGATAATGACGAGGCTGCCAACCTTGACCTATTTTGTTATGTTCGTTGTGGTCCCTCGGACACCGGACTTATTCGCCAGTGTCGCGGGGTCGTTTTCCACGGAAACGACGTTGTTATGAAGGCATTCCCTTACACCGTTGAATACAACAACACCGAAACCGAACTAATTGAGGAGAACATTCACCCCGTTTTCTCAAAGTGCTCATTCTACGACGCCCACGAGGGTGCTCTGGTGAGGATGTTTTACTTTGACGGGAAGTGGTACACGTCCACTCACCGCAAGTTGAACGCATTCCGTAGCAAGTGGGCTTCACGTGATTCGTTTGGAACTTCCCTTAAGCGTGGTCTTGAGGCTGAGGTTGAGAACAACAAACCCCTGCGTGATATCATTCAAGCAGGGGACGAGAACCTACTTGAGAGGTTTCAGGCAACCCTTGACAAGACAAACCAGTACATGTTTTTGATCCGAAACACAGCAGACAACCGGATTGTTTGCGCTCCCCCGACTCGACCCACCATTTACCACGTTGGTACTTTCGTCGATGGTGAACTGGTTATGGATGTTGATGTCCACATTCCTCATCCCAAGAAACATTCTTTCCTGAGTGTGGACGAACTCTACTCCTATGTTGATAAGATTGACACACGCCATCTTCAGGGGGTCATCCTGTTCGCACCCGACAACAAGCAGTACAAGATTGTTCACCGTGATTACCAGGACCTTTTTAATGCCCGTGGTAATGAGCCCAGTATCAAGTTCCGATACCTACAGGTTCGTATGAACAAGAAAATAACGGATATGCTATACCACCTGTACCCCGACATGGTAAGCACTTTCGATGATTATGAGAACGTTCTGTACGATGTTGCTCGTAGCATCTACCGCTCTTATGTTCAGCGCTTCATCAAGAAGAGGTATGTCACTGTTCCCCGCGAGGAGTTTGCCGTAATCCGGGAGTGTCACACATGGCACGAACAGGATCGTGCCGAGAACCGCATTAACCTTAACAAGGTTATTGAGATCCTCAATCAGCAGACACCTACAAATCTCAACCGAATGCAGAGACGCTTCCGCACAGAGCAGTTGAAGCGTGATGACGCACATAAGGATACTGACACACGCACCCGTTCCAACACTATCACCGATAGCCCAGCAACCCCATTCATTCCCCCGACCGGAAAAGCACCGCTTGCTTCCTCTCCTCTCCTTCTAACCAAGAACAGGAGTCGGAACCCAGGTCTTCCTCTTCCGCCCGCACCGGATATCGGAAAGGTCGCAGATGTTGAGGCTACTGAACCAACGGAGAGGGTTCTTTCGGATGAGCACACACAGGTCTAAAAATAGTTTTACACAACTCCTAAGAATAAATTTGATATTTATACAAAAAGTATAAATATAAACAAAATGCCATCAACTGTACTCTTTATTGGGGATCCCCATATACAAGTATCTAATACCCCTGAAGTCAATATGTTCATTGAACGTATGACAAACTTGGCACAAGACAAAAAACCAGACCTTATAGTGATCGCGGGTGATTTACTACACACCCACGAACGGCTACACACGTTAGCCCTTAACAAAGCATACGAGTTGGTTAACAACATGAGAGCCATATCCAAAACTTATATTCTCGTCGGTAATCATGACATGTGCAATAACCAGCAGTTCCTCACCGAGAACCATTGGATGAATGGGATGAAAGAATGGGATAATGTAGTCATCGTTGATACTGTTCTCACCGAAACTATAAATAACGAAAAATTCTTCTTTGTCCCTTACGTACCCCCAGGGAGATTTGTAGAAGCCCTTGAAACAAACGGAGACAATTGGGACGATGCTGCCTGTATTTTCGCTCACCAAGAATTTTCTGGATGTAAAATGGGTGCTATCGTATCGGTTGAAGGAGATAAATGGCCATTAACAAATCCTCATGTGATATCAGGTCATATCCATTCCAGACAACTTCCACAGGAAAACGTATACTACACCGGCTCGGCAATGCAACATGCTTTTGGGGAAAGCGAAAAGAATATTATTGCGTACCTCACCTTCAATGGGATGACTTATGAAAGAGATGAAATTAACCTAGAACTCCCTCGTAAGAAAATTGTATATATGGACGTTGATTCAATTTCAGACTATGTAGCACCAGACACAGAAGATAAAATCAAAGTTACAGTGTCTGGTGGGTACGAGGAGTTCAAGGCTCTGAAAAAGACAAAGAAGTATAAAAAACTTGTAGAGAAGGGTGTCAAAATTACTTTCAAGGCAAAGAAAATTGAACGCACAAAACTACAACAGGAACATGACCACAACGTAGAATTTGGAGGGACTGATTTCAAAGCAATTCTTGCAACAATTATTAATGGTCAAAAGAATCCACATTTGTCACAGGCGTTCGAACTTGTCGTTCATAACAAAAAAATTGGTTCGAAAGATATAATGTTTTTGGATTGATTTTTTTTATCCACTATTACTAAATGGACAAAGTCACTCTTCTTGAAAATTTACCAGATATAGAAGATATTGATCAGACACCCTATGGTACCCCTATACACCAACAAGGGTATCAAAACCAGAGTATATTATCGCAAGAACAGTCTCAGAAATACGGACATTTTATTAGAAAATCAAATCAAGGTCCTTCAATGTACCAACAACATATAGATCATGACCACGACCACGACCATGCCGAAAATCAATACGGGAATCCTTATATCCCTGAAAAGCCGGTTTCTTTTAATATGCCATCTAACACACCTTCTTGTTTGGATGTTGCCGAACATATACAATACTGCCCTATATGTAGCAGATTCTATAATAATGATAAAACTGTATACATAATAGCAATCATAGTCTTGGCGATTATATGTTGCTTACTTTTAAAAAGAGTACTTAACGTCTAATGTTGTTTATATACTGATATATAAACACCTTTAAAGAATAACTACCTGTTTGTTAAAAATGGAAACCCAAGACAATATTAATGTAGACAAACAGTCTGATAATTTACCGGATGAAAACCCTGAAGTTTTTGATTACGATACTCTTGTACTTTCTGGTGGATCAACAAAAGGTATTTTAACATTGGGATCTCTTCAATTCGCACAAGATACATTTCTTTTGAAACATATAAAAACATACATTGGTACATCATCAGGGGCTATAATTTGTTATCTGTTAACAATAGGGTATACCCCGATAGAGATAGTTGTTTACATTTGCACCCACCAACTTTTAGAGAAAATGCAACACTTTAATGTTGTCGCGATGATTAACGGTGGTGGTGCTTCTTCATTCAATCACATACAGGAACATATAGAAAAAATGACAATCTCAAAAATAGGATATCTACCAACCCTACAGGACATATATACAAAGTTTGACAAAACACTAATATGTGTAACCCACAACTTGACAACAAACGAAACCGAATATCTAGACCCAGAGCATTACCCTAATTTACCATGTATAACAGCACTTAGAATGTCATCGAATTTACCCCTTGTATTTGAACACTTCAAATATGGTGATAACTTTTATATTGACGGGGGTATCTCAGACAATTTCGCAATTGATTTAGGTGAAAAAAGAGGGGAAAAGATTTTAGGTATATTGTTATCCCCGGAAAACACAAACTTCACCAATGAAATCGACTCTAATATTTTAGAGTTAATATACAAACTTATGTTCATACCAATTAAACAGGCAATCACCCACAAATTGAAAAATTGTACACACAAATGTACAATCATAGAACTTGACTATAAAAAACTTAAATTCTTCAACTTTAACGTATCTTCCATCGAAAAACTAGAAATGTTCTCAAGTGGTTATCAACAATTCAAGGACCTAGGAGCAAACATTTAACAACAATTCTCATTTATTTATTAACGTTTTGGTAATAAATAATCTACTGTAGATTCCGATAATACTCAATCGCTTCTGAGTGGGCCATAATCTTATCAATATCCAATGCGATAATACTCAACCCCTCCAAACTTTTGACTCGAGACAGAGCAACATATGCCTGTCCTTCAACAAAAATATCAGACAGATCAATCATAGCATAATCCAAACTACACCCTTGGCTCTTATGTATCGAAATCGCATATGCTAGTTTAAGAGGAATCTGAACCGCTTTCATCGTTTTCACATCCTTCTCCTCAACTTCCCAAATGTGATAGTTAATAATTCGTTCCTCTCCGTGTAAAAATCTGACAACTGGGAGATCGTCCATAAAACTCACAATAACACCTCTACTCCCGTTCGCCAGTTTGGCTTCCATATCTAGATTTGTTAGCAACATAACCTGGGCACCAACACAAAGTTGAAGAACCTGAGGTGCTGTACAATATTTCATAAACTTGTCACGAGTAGCCGCCTTGTTTTTTACACCCGGATACACGGTCGTTTCCATTTCATACTCAAAAAATTGACAACCACTTTCAGCCAACTTGTCTAATTCCATATCATTTACACAATCAACTTCGTAATTTTTAGGGTACAATTGAGTGGGCTTAATACCATAATCGTTTTTCAACTCAACACCAACCCGACTTTCCAACACATCTCTAACATCAAGTGGAACTTCACCCAACCGAACGTGGTTAAGGCAGTTCTGAAATACAGGATCATCCTGTCTAAGAATTTCGTTCAGATACACAGTATCTTTAATACACTTTTCCCAAGCCTTGGACGTGAAACAAAATGTGTTAGAATCAATGCAGGGTAATTGAAGGAAGTCACCTGTTAGAATTAACTGGATTCCCCCAAACGGACGCTCATCGTGGCGAACAATACGAGCGATCTCTTCCAACTTGTCAAACAACTGTGGCGACAGCATAGAAATCTCATCCACAACCAAAGTTTCCAATTCACACCAACGTTTTTTCAGATAAGAACGTTTGAAAATCAAGGAAGTTATGGCTTCAACGCTTCCTTTCCCAAGACCGATACCAGTATAGGAATGTAGTGTCACACCCCCAATTAAGAGAGCGGATGTTCCCGTCGTTGAACAGATTGCGATATTCCTAGTTTTAGCCATCACCTTGGTAAACATCTTGATGACCGCCGATTTACCCACACCGGCCGGACCAGTAATAAAAATACTTTTTCCAGACGCCATAATCTTGTAAGCATCGTCTTGCTTTTTGGTTAACTTTATGTTTGTTGAAAGTTCGTTAGACATTTTCTTATATATCAGTTCCTCTAGCTCTGACATTTCGCTTTTATTTTATAACCCTATCTTCTAAGTTATAAAGTCGGAGGAGGAGGGTTCTTTTTTCAGATTTAGAAAAGATTTGTATATTAATTTTATTAAAATTATATTTAATCCAAAAAGAATTATATTTCTACAACTCCTCCGGATCTCCGACTTTCGTACTTTTCCGGATTTCTTCAAAACATAAATATATAAATGGATCTCAACACAAATATTGTAGCGCATTTCTAAAACGATTAAATCAAGGCGTTTAAGGTGTGGGTAATGCCCAGAATGCCCTATAATTAATAAAAATAGGGCATTCGAGGGCATTTCACGATGCCCTTTATAGTGAATTAGAACTATATGTGTTCAAAACACAACGGTACATAAATAAAAATAGGGCATTTCAATGAATTAGACAGTGCCCTATTTGGGGGATTAGAGGTTTATAGGCTTAAAATACAAAATTAAATGAAATGTCAATTTTGTAATAATGAATTCTCCAATAAACAGAATTTAAATGCCCATCAAAAGCGGGCAAAATATTGCTTAAAATTACAAGGGGTTGAACGAGTAGACTTACATACGTGTAAAAATTGTAATAAAAGTTTTGCTAAAAAATACCCATATGACAGGCATCTTAAAACATGTAGACAGGCAGAGTTCGTCAAAGAACTAGAAGAAAAAAATAGAATATTACAGGAGAAATGTGAACTATTAACCGAACAGTTGAAAAACTTTCGAGAAGATTACAAGGACCTTGCTACAACTGCTGTAAAAAGACCGACAACAAGCACTAAGAATATTCAGATAAACAATTATATTAAGAATATGCCCCCACTGTTGGAAAGTGATTTAACGGACAACGTTGTTAATCTAACCCTAGATCACCACGTTAAGGGTATAGAAGGGTATGCTGAATATGCTCTGGAATTTCCTTTCAAGGATAAGATAGTGTGTGTGGATACTGCTCGGAATAAGATTAAGTACAAGAACGAGGATGGTGACATTATAGAAGATGGTGGTTTTAAGAAAATGATGGTAAAGTTATGCCAAGCGTTGAAAGATCGTAGTTTTAGCCTAAGCCAGGAGCATTATGAAAAGTTGGCTGATAGTTATACTGACCGGGAGATGGATGAGTTTAATTTTATGGAGACAGCGATGGCTATAACCAAATGTGCTAACGGTAAAGAAACAGATTTTTGCGACAAGATCGTAAAGATGATAAGCAAGGAGTCTGTTGTGAATGGAGTTTAAAATAAAATAATAATTATTTTATTTATCTGTATGAAAGTTTTGTAACGTTAGCCCCGTTTGAGTATAATTTATATGCATCTTCTGTCGACATTTCTGGTTTGCCATATCTGGCGTTTACGTAGTTGTGAAATTTGTTGAAAAACGCAAACAAGTTTTCCCGACCACTACATATAGTGTCTAATTGACTTTGATGTTCTTCTATAAAAGAAGTTGCGTGGGAAGCACAATCTGCACATGGAATCATATAAACAATACCGTTTATAAACCCCTTCATTCGGTCGGCTATTAGTTTGCTAGCGTTTGTTGGATATCTGATAGATCCATTATGGAGTGTGAACCAAAACGAAGAACCCCACACGGAAGGGTGCCCAGTATCCGGGTGGTTTACGGTTTCATATTTCATTTCGACAGATTTCGGAGGAGTTGTTTCTACTATAGGTTCGGGGATTCTATAGTATACGTTGTCTTCAGTAGCGAAAGAAACAGATTTCGGTATTGATGTTTCGTGATAAATATCACGTGCTTTTTTATAATATAAGCCTCTTGTGGTCATTTATATTATAAACTTTTTATTATAAACTTTCTTTCAAACTATTCTTCGATGACAAATTCATCCTCATCATTTCCACCATCCGATTCGTCATCCTCAATAATAAATGCCTGTACGAAAGACTTACGTAGACCTTCAATATCTAGTTTGATGTTATTCTTGAACATAAATTGTTCCAGTGCCACAAAGTCTGGCATACCACAGAATGGTACTTTCTCAATAGGAGACCGTTCATAATCCCTAAAAAGTTCCCGACCCCTCTCGTGATTTAGGATTGAGATATCTAGGGTTGTGTTTTCGGCAACCCCCTCTATGTTTCCGAATTGGGTGAGAAACTTAAAAGCCTTTTCAGGTCCAACTCTGAAAATATTCTTGTTGTAGTCGGTCCCACACATGATACAAAGATCCAAAAACTGGTCGGTCGTTAGGTCCAGACCTTCTAGAACATCTTTGTACTTGATACGCACGCATGTATCGTTGGTGGTGTTAAGTTTGGAAAGGAAGTCTGGTGTCTCGTATGCAATACAATCGGTATCCT